CAAGCCAATGCGCTGAAAGCGAAGAATTGCAATGTGTTCGTCAATTACGACAACGACACGGCCATTATTCAAGAGGGCGTGATGTGCAATGGCGATTTCTTTGATGAGCGCCACGGCCTCGACTGGTTGCAGAACTACGTACAGAACAACCTCTACAATCTGCTATTTACCAGCACCACCAAAATCCCACAAACAGATGCAGGTGTGACTCGCTTGCTGACCAATGTAGAGAAATCACTGGATCAGTCTGTCACTAACGGGCTGGTGGCACCGGGCATCTGGGGTGGTGATAGTTTCGGCGCACTGGAAACCGGTGACACTCTGACCAAGGGCTACTACGTCTACGCGCCGCCGGTGGCAGAGCAGGCGCAGGCTGAACGCGAAGGGCGCAAAGCACCGGTGATGCAGTCTGCCATCAAGTTGGCCGGTGCTGTTCATTACGCCGATGTCATCATCAATGTTAACCGCTAAGGGGCTGATTAATGTCAACTTATAGCTTTATGGATATTACCGCCTCCATTGTCGGTGTGGGCGGTTCATTCGATTTGGGTTATGGCGCAGCCGTCGCCGAAGAGGGGATCACCACCTCGATGATCGAGAATAAAAACACCATGACCATTGGTGCTGACGGTGAGGGGATGCACAGCTTACATGCAGGTAAAGGCGGCACAGTGACGGTAAATCTGCTGAAAACCAGTCCGACCAATCGGAAATTATCGGTCATGTATAACGCGCAATCTCAATCGAGTGCAACGTGGGGCAATAACATCATTCTGATGCGCAACACCGCCAGCGGTGACACGTTTGCGGCGCGTGGTTGTGCGTTTCAAAAACAACCCGACTGGCAGAACGCCAAAGATGGCGCAACGGTGCCATGGGTATTTGACTGCATCAAAGTCGATCAGCTGCTGGGTACTTTTTAAGGAGTAATTAATGGAATTCACGATTAAAGGTATCGAGTACCGCTCTAAGAAACTCGATGTATTCGCGCAGTTGAAAGTGTCGCGTAAGTTGCTGCCTTTGCTGGCGGGCATCCTTAAAGACTTGCGAAGCGGTACCGTGACGATTGAAACGGCTTTACCCGGCATCGCCCAGTCACTTTCCGATATCAGCGACGAGGACTGCAACGCTATTATTCACCCTTGCTTAGAGAAGGTGTCGCGCAAGCACGGCAGCGCCTATACCCCGATTTTCACCAATAACGCACTGATGTTTGATGACATTGATCTGATGGCAATGCTGCAAATTGTTGGTCGGGTGGTAGGCGACTCCATGGGAAATTTTTTGCGCGAACTCCAAGAGAGCGAAACGGTGGAGCCGCCAGCGGCTTAATGCTGGATACGTTGCCGGGTGGTGAGGATTTTATCTTGCGCCCGGTAAAGCATCAGCTCACGACCATGGGGGAAATCAAAAGCGGGAATATCGACTTACTCGATATTGCATTGTTGAATGATTACCTCGATCTGGAGGCTGAGAACCAGGCGAAAATAGACAAGTGGAGATCCGATAAATGAGCAACGCTGAAACCATTAAGGATTTCCTGGTCAGTCTTGGCTTTGAACTGGATGAGGCGGGGGAGAAGAAATTCTCCGCTGTGATCGCTGGCGTCACGGCCAATGTGCTGAAGATGGGCGCAGTGGTCGAAGGGGCGGCGCTGTCCGTTGTTGGTTTTACTACCAAAATTGCCAGTGGGTTGGATAAGGTTTACTTCGCTTCTCAGCGTACTGGTGCATCGGTGGCGGGCATCAAGGCGCTGGGTTACGCCGCCTCGCAACTGGGTGTAGATGCTGCCTCTGCGCAAGGCTCATTGGAGAGTCTGGCCCGATTTATTCGCAACAGTCCGGGGGCTGAGGGCTTTCTAAATCGCCTCGGTATTCAGACCCGTAGCGCGAACGGCAATATGCGCGATACCTCGGCCATCTTTACCGGCCTTAGTGCAAAACTGAGTAGCATGCCGTATTACCGCGCCAACCAATACGCGCAGATGCTGGGTATTGATGAAAATACACTAATGGCGATGCGTAAGGGGCTGGGGGGCTTTGGCTCCGAATATGCATTAACCGCTAAGAAAATCGGCTTTAATGCGGATACCGCGGCCAAGCAATCTAACCGCTTTATGACGTCCATGCGTAACCTCACGATGACACTTGGTCAGGCGAGGGACAAGATTGGCGCAAATCTGGCTAATGGGCTGGCGGGGGATATTGATTCTCTGCGCAAGCAACTTCTGGATAACTGGCCGAAGATTGAAGCAATGTTGATGAAAGTTATTAAGGGCGTTCTATGGGCGGGGGATGCGGTTACGCGCGTATTATGGCGTACCGGTCAGGCTGTCGGTGATGTCATCAACTGGTTTAAAAAGCTAGACCCGATAACGCAGCAACTCATTATGTTGTTTGGCGGTCTGCTGGTGGCATGGCGTTTACTCAACACCGCGTTCCTGACATCGCCAGTGGGCATTGTGCTATCACTGGGTGCGGCGATTTTTGCCCTGTATGACGACTATAAAACCTGGAAAGAGGGCGGTAATAGCCTGATTGATTGGGGGCAGTGGGAACAAGAAATAAACGCTGCGCTAAAAGGAATGGATGATCTAACTAAATCCATTAAAGGCGTTGGCGTTGAGATTGCCAGGCTACTCAACATTAATCTGAAAAACTGGACGCTAAAAGGTGATATCGAGAACCTGACGAAGCAATTTGGTGAGTTCGGCAAGATGTTATCGATGATTGGTGACCTGATTAATGCATTGAAAGAGGGTAATTGGGTTGAGGTGGCCAGGATAGGAAAAGCATTACTCAGTCAGGGCAGCGATCAGCCAGACGCCATGCCTGCGGTAACCGATAGTGCGAATAGCGCCGCCGATTGGGTAAAGGATAAAACCGGTTTTGACCCGAGAAGCGTTGGTCGGTGGTTGCGCGGTGAGGGTGATGCAACAGACCCGAGAGGAATACGGAATAACAATCCGGGCAACATTAACTATGTAGGGCAGGATGGCGCATCACTGGAACGCCCAGGTGGTCGTTTTGCTAAGTTTGACACGGCCTATGATGGACTTAAAGCCATGGCCCGACAGTTAATGCGTTACTTTACCGGCAAAACTACCGGTAAGCCGCTGCAAACCCTGACAGATATTATTTCGACGTGGGCGCCTGGAAGTGAAAACAACACCGGGGCTTATATTGCTCAACTATCGAAAATGCTTAACGTTCATCCGGATGCAGTTTTGAATCTGGAAAACCCGCAGGTGATGTCTGCATTGATGGGGGGCATTATCCATCATGAGAATGGACGTAACCCTTACAGTAGCGAATTGATAAACCGTGCAGCTGGTGGAATGCAACCGCAAGGATTACAGCAGGAAACCAATATCAATATCTATGGTGCAACTGATCCGGTCGCTGTTGGGAGTGAGATAGCGGGGAGGCAGACCAACGTCAATGCCCGGCTGACCCAGCAATTAAACACATCAACCCGATAGGAGGGTGAATGGATATTCTGTCTGCCATCTTCCGGCAGCAAACGCGCAAAATTGGGGTGTTGGTACCGAGTGTGATTATCGCTGAAAAGCATCAAGACGCGCTGGAGATAACCGAGCATCCGGTTGAAGTCGGGGCCGCAGTTAACGATCACGCTTATAAACGCGCAGCTGAGGTCACAATGGAGGTGGGTTTTGCTGGCGGCGGTTCATTGCTGGATTTTGTGGATACCTCAACCATAGGATTGAGTCTGGGTAAAAGCCCGGAGGAGGTTTATCAAGAACTCCGTGATTTACAGGAAAGTAGACAGCCATTCGACGTCATTACCGGTAAGCGGAAATACAGCAATATGCTGATCCGTGGCATTGAGGTCACAACCGAAAAAACCAGTGAAAACGTGTTGATGTGCGTTCTTACCCTACGTGAAGTGATTATGTCTCAAACTGATTCAGTCATGGTGGCTGACAAAGAGAATATGCAAGAGGGGGTGAGTACCTCGGCTATGCAAAATACCGGCACCAAAGCGCCAGCACCGGCCAATAAATCGTTATTGCAATCTAGTCTTGGCTGGGTAAAGGAGAAGCTTGCATGAATATTAAAGAAATCCCGTTAACGGCCAATAATCAGTTTTTCAATATCGCCCTTGGAGAAATCTCACTTAATTTGCGCCTGGTCTATCGTGATGTCGCGGGCTGGATTATGGATGTGAGAGATAGCAGCGGAGCTGACATGCTTTGTGGCGTTCCGCTGGTGGTTGGTGTTGACCTGATAGAGCAATATCCGGATCTGGGTATCAATGGTATTTTTGCGGTGCTCAGTGATGATAGCCGCGAGGAATACCCGACCAAAACCAACCTTGGTACCGGTAGCCATTTATATTTTGTGCAGAATAACTAAATCAACTCACGCAACTTAACCCGCCACTGCGCGGGTTTTTTTATGAGGTTTTTATGAGTAAGAACTGGATACGCCACTTTGAATTGATGCTGTTGGATAAGGACGGCAAGGGGATTAATTTCACTGATTTTAAAGTGACGTTCAATATTGAGTGGTACAACACCTCATTCCCGCGCGCGGCTATTTTCAAGATTTATAACCTGTCACAAAATACTATTAATCGGATCACCGGTACCGAGTTTTCAAAGCTGCGATTGATTGCCGGTTACGATGGTTCGACCTCTCCGGACGGACAGAACGAAGACGCTAATTTCGGTGAAATCTTCTCGGGTGATATCCGCTACACGATAACGGGCAGAGATAACCCCACAGATACCTTTATTCTGATCCAGGCTATTGATGGTCATGAGGCATTCATAAGCGCCACAATAAACCAGACGGTGGCGGCGGGTTATACCGTGGCCGATATTAATAATTTGCTTATGCGTAACCTTGCCCCGTTCGGCATAACTCAGGGGATCATACCGGAAATGCCACCCACGGTATTCCCGCGCGGTAAAACCATGTACGGCATGACGCGGGATTATCTGGATAACGTTGCCAAGCAATGCAAAGCCACCTGGCAGTTTGTGAACGGCAAAGTTGATATGGTGCCGAATGATAAGTATGTGCATGAAGCCATTGTGCTGAATAGCAATACTGGCTTGATTGGCATGCCACAACAAACCATTGGATCTGGTGTTAACGTTCGTTGCCTGATCAACCCTAACATTCGCTTAAATGGCCTCATTCAACTGAACCAAGAGTCAGTATATCGTGCGACGCTTTCCAGCCGCGATGTTCAGATGTCAGGCGGTAGGCTTGAAGATCAAAACGATAATGGCAACGTGACTGTTAATGGCCTAACTAATCCACCGGCCAGCATTGCGACCGATGGTGTGTATATCGTCAGAGGCATTAGTTATACTGGCGATACGCGTGGCAACCCGTTTTATATGGATATGATGTGTGAAGCGCGCGGGGCTAAAGATTTGTTTTCATCGTCAGCACAGCAAAGGGCTTATTCATGAGATATACCAATTTTTTCACAGCTCATCTTTTAGCTATTGGATTAGTGCTAACGAGCTGCTCTGCTTTAGCTGATTTACAGTGTGGCAATTTCAGGCTCCACGCAGCTACTGACGGTTGGACATATATAAACGGTGAAAAAGTTACCTCACAAAAAATTACTTTTCTAAAACAGAAAGATGATTGGGATAACTTCAAAACCGATATGGGGCTAATGCCTGCCCGTGATGGCAACATGTACGGCTTCCAGTTTATCAAACGTGATGGTAAAGCATTTCTGAATGTCCAGCTCCTACAGAACCACATGGATGCACCTAAAATCATAGGCTCATTCCCCTGTAGGAAAGTTGCTGATTAAGATTTGTTTATTCAATTCGGAGCTTAAATGTTAATTGACGTTGTAGACGTTAATTACATAAACTCTTTTACCCGTATAGATCGAGAGTAGTGTTATGGCCGCAGGCATACCAAAAGAAAAAGCAGCAGAGTATGTGGAAATGTACGCTGAAATGCTTACAAATGGTGAGTCTATTGATGAGCTTACGTACAGGCGAATAGTTAAAGAGCTTAAAACTTGCATACAAGTAATGCAATAAGTGCATTGGGTCTTTTACACGCTCTCGCTGGGAATGAAACATTATCAATTCAGCTTTTTGAAGCTGCATTAGCAACTAATGACTACAGTTTGGCAATTAATTTTATTTTCATGTTGAGGGAAACAAGTAACTATTTAGCTATGCATGAAAAGGTTTTTGACCTTGCTGACCGATTCGGGACAAAAGAACTTACAGTTGTTGCTTATAGCACCGCTTTTCGATTTGGTGATCGAGAAAAACTTGATTATTACTTTGATAAGCATATCAAACTTCTTTCTGATGAAGAGAGAAGGGAGGATGCGATGAAGCATAAGAATGAACTTATTACAGAATTAGATGAGGCGTTATCTAATTCTGGTTGTACGAAAGACCAGCTTGTTCTCTTGGCTAAAATTATCTGGAAAATAGTCAAAGAGTATGGTGCTCATGCTGGTTTTGTTGAGCTAAATAGAAACAATCATAGTGCTTACATAGTTGATGTGAAAAATAAAGATCCTAAAACTATCGCAAAAATGAATTATTCACTTGCTGAAGCAATCTGCTCCGATGAAGCACTAGATGGTTGTGAGCTAGTTGCAAGATTCTCATCACCTAGACAATTACATACGGGGGTGAGTTATTCATATGCAGCAAACAACACAAGTAAATAGTTTGGATATCTTGAATGTAGCTAAGATTTGTTTATCAATAGGCGATGAAAGTGGTTATAGAAGTTGTGTATCACGAGCATATTATAGTATGTATCATGAAACGATGTCTTCTCTAGCATATGTCCCCCACTTTTCGTCAAACCATCATAAAAATCTGATTGGCTATATGGTGACAACATCAGAACATAAAGCAGAGCCATTTGATTCTAGGAAGTTAAAGATTCTTGGTTATTGCTTAAAACAACAGAGAGATGCGAGAAATGATGCTGATTACGACCTTACAGGTTTAACCGTATCGGAAGAGATGGCTAACGATGTAATTGAGTCTGCTGATATATTTTTTAGTGAGTGGAATGAATTAAAAGCTGTGGAGCGCCATAACCTTAAAAAATAGCCCGTTCCGGCAATTTTCTTATCCTAGAATCCCTAACCCAGCCTTTGTGCTGGGTTTTTTATTGGAGTTTTTCCATGACGGTATCAACAGACTCCCGTTCGGGAGAATTAGCCGAAACACTGCGAACATTACAATCATCAGTGTCGTCTCAATTGCGCGTATCGATGCCGGGGATTGTTCAGTCATTTGATGCTGACAGTGTGACTTGCGACATTCAGATCGGCATTAAAGGTGAGTCAGGTGGGGAATCAACAAATCTCTCGGTGCTGACTAACGTTCCCGTGGTATTCCAGCGCGGCGGTGGCGTCACCATGACATTCCCCATCAAGGCTGGGGATGAGTGTTTATTGGTTTTTGGTGATCGGTGTATTGATTTTTGGCACCAGTCAGGCGACATACAGGAAACCGTTGATGAGCGTGAACATGATTTATCTGATGCGTTCGCCATTATTGGCCCCCAGTCGCAGGCAAAGAAAATCAGCGGTATCAGCACCAGCGCCGCGCAGTTCCGCAGTGATGATGGATCAACCTATTTTGAAATAAATCCGACAACCAAAAAAATTAAAATCGTGGCGCCTGGTGGCCTCGATATTGTGACGCCTAAAGCAGAATTCTCCGCTGAGGTTCTGGTTAATGGGCTATTCACGTTCCTTGGCGGGCTGGTGGGGAGTGCGGCGGCGGGCGTTTCTGCGAAGATCTCCGGTGCTATCGAGTTTGTCGGCACCCTGACCTCTAACGGCAAGACGATTGACGATACTCACACCCACAACGAAGTGCAGCCAGGAACCGGCAACTCAGGCAAGGTAAATTGATATGCGCTATCGCAGAGAGGACGAGAACGG